AACTATATTTGGTAGTTAACTTTATTATACGTATATTTAATGTATGGGAAAAGGATATAAAAAGAGAGAAAACTTTAATGATTTCATACCTAGATATACCGATACCTATACTAAAGAGATGGATGAAGAGGGTTTAAGTATTCTTAAATGGTCTATGTTTGACAGTCCAGATTCATTAGGTAGTGGTAAGAGATTTATGGAGAGTGAACCAGTAAGGATACTTGATTTAGTATTTAGAAGAGAAAGATTAAAGGGTTTTATAAACTTAGGCTACACATCGAAGGCTTACGCAGACAGAATAGGATTAGGTGTTAATTCAGAACATAGATTAGGTAAAGCGATAAAGTTTAAGTGTATAAACCCTTCACATAGGTTTAGATTTGTTAGAGGGTTAATTCAGTACGGGGTTGAAAGAATTAGATTGTATGATGACTACATATATTTTGACACGGAGAACTATCTACATAAAGAAGAACTCAGTTTTAGGCATTTTTAGTTTTTTAGATTATTCATTTGTTTTGATAGGGGAGTTATTACTACTTCCCTATTTTTTTATGATTAAAACTTGCGTATGTCAAATATAAGTTGTATGTTTGCATCTCAAAACAATTAAACTATATAAATTATGAGAAAATTATCAGTATTAGTACTATTAGTAGGTTTATTTACAAGTTGTACGCAAGAAACAAATATCTATCTAGACGATAAAAGGGTGGATGTTTTATTAAATCCTAAAACTAAGTCTACAGCGTCTTCAAGAGATGTGTATAGGGGCGAGATTTATGTATGGGTTAAAGATATAAATGTATCGGTAGAAGAGGAAGCTACCGGGTCTGTTGTAAACGAAACATTTACATTAACAGATAACATTGAAGACACTTCTGAGTTTGTTTTGCAAGATATTCCAGTAGGAACTAACATATTTAAAGCTAACACAACTACAAATGCAGAATCTATAAATAATCATTACGTTAACTCAATAAATGACGACATAAGTATTTATGTAGACAAAAATCCGTTTGCATTATACAGTTCTGGTTACGAGTCTTTATTTGTATCTCTAGAGGCATCTAACGAGATTGCTTTAGATATGACTACGCAAAACGGTAGGCTTATATCTCACTTTAAATTGACTAGGAACGGATATCAAGTTACGGTTAAAACCTATACAGATGGAGTTCTGACTAATACAAGTACAATTCTAAATAACGAAGTATTGACATCTTATTTATCTAATATTGATGCAGTAGAGGGGATTTCTAGACAGCATATTTTAACCATAAGTAGACCTAATAGTTCAGAGGTTCTGAAAACCTACACTATAGATGAAGTAGTTTCAGCATCTGTATCTAAGTCTAACACTTATAGTATAGGTGTAGATGAAGTTCTTTCTTCTTCAACGAGCTTATCTTTTACTTGGCAAGCTTGGATAGAGGAATAAAATAAATCAAATAAAACTTGTGTAATTCATTTATATTTCGTAAGTTTGCATCTCAAAACAATAATTATGAAAGATTTAGTAGATTTTAAAAACGCACAAATTAAAGCACTACAAGATAGTAATGCTAAGCAAGAAGCAAGAATAGCTATATTAGAAACGTGGATATTCGAGCTTACGGATGATAAGTGTCCGAGAGATTATAAACAAGTAATAAGAACAGAATTATTAAAAACCAATTAAGAATGACAATTTTAGAAAAACTACAAAGGATTCAGTTAGAGCTTAAAGCACCTAAGAACCAGTACAACAGTTTCGGTAAGTATAAATACCGTTCAGCAGAAGACATCTTAGAAGCTATCAAGCCATTTGAAGACAAGTACAGCGTATTATTTAAGATTAGCGATGAGCTAAGAGAAGTAGCTGGTAAAGTATTCGTACATTCAGAAGCTAAAGTAATAGACTTAGATGTTACAGACAGAGAAAGTTCAATCTCATCTACTGCACAAGCTATTATAGATTTTGATGCTAAAGGAATGCAAATGCCACAAAGAACGGGAGCAGCTAGCTCGTATAGTAAAAAGTACAGTCTTGGAAACCTACTATTATTAGATGACACAAAAGATAGTGATGCTATAAACACTCACGGAAAGTCTAAGCCATCATTAAAGCTAGGTAGCCCAGAATATAAGAAAGTAAAAGAAGCTTTAGCTGGAGGTAAATTTACTATAGAACAAGTAAAAACAAAGTATGTATTATCAGCAGAAATAGAAAAATCATTAGTATAAACAATTAAAAATTAAAATTATGAGCTTACAATTAAAAGGAACAATTAAATTAATCGGAGAGAAACAAGTATTTGACTCTGGATTCCAAAAAGTAGAATTTGTATTAACAACTAACGATGAGAAATATCCTCAAGACGTTAAGTTTGAAATCGTACAAGACAAAGTAGATGACTTCTTAAAATACAATAAAGTAGGGTCTATAGTAGACGTAGACTTTAATGTAAGAGGTAATGAGTATCAAGGTAAATACTACGTTAGCTTAACAGCTTGGAAAGTGTTTAAATCTCAAGCATCTGCACCAGCTACTGATATCGGAGTGCCTTCGTCTGAACTTGCTCCAGATGACTTACCATTTTAAATTTATCGGGGAGTGTAAAAGCTCCCCTTTATTATTTAATTATTAACCTATAAACTAAAAAACAAATGAGTGAAGAACAAAAAGAAGAGCAACACGAGCATATTATGTCTATGCAAATGATACAAGAGGAATGTGCTATCGACATTAATAAAAAGATAGAACACCCTCCAGTAGCAATTAGCTACAAAACCAAAGAAGTAGTAACTAAAGATGGAGAGATTAAAGAGTTTCCAATACCGATAGGTACTTATGGTAACTTTAGCTTTATACAAGCTCCCCCAAAGTCTATGAAGACATTCTTTGTTAGTTTACTAGGCTCTGCTTATTGTAACCCTAATGGAAGTCATACATCGGGATTAAGTTCTTTTAGAGAAGACAGAGAGTATATTCATTTCGATACAGAGCAAGGAGATTGGCATTCACAGCGTGTATTTAAACGCATTCAATGGATGAATAAAGAATCTAACTTAGACTTCTATCATACATTTGCGTTAAGAAAGGTAGGGTTTAGAGATAGAATAGACTTTATAGAATATTATTTACAATCATTAACAGATTCTGGTAAAAAGATAGGTGTAGTAGTTATTGATGGTGTAGCAGATTTAGTTTCTGACGCAAACAATCTTGAGGAATCAAACCTCGTAGTACAGAAGATTATGGCTTGGACTACTATTTATGACTGCCATATCGTTACAGTAATACACTCTAACTTTGGTTCAGACAAACCTACGGGTCATTTAGGTAGCTTCTTAGAAAAGAAAGCAGAGACTCAGATACAATTAGAGAGAGACCCTAACAAGCTAGGAGCTATTACAGTTTCTTGTAAAAGAAGTAGAAACACACCATTTGAGCAGTTTGATTTTAGATTAGACGAGAGTGGTTTACCTAAGGTAGATAACCCAGACGATGTTTATAGTTTCTAATAACAATAGTTGCAAAACAAGTATAAATTAATTAAATTTACATAATGAAAAAAGCAAAAGATTTTAGACCAAGACTAAAAGGAAATATACTAAAAGCCTATAATTATTTAGTGGGTAACGAGGATAGAATATTAGTGATTGGAGATTTACACGAACCATTCTGTTTAGAGGGATATTTAGAGCATTGTAAAGAGGTTTACGCAAAGCATAACTGTAATAAGGTTGTCTTTATTGGAGATGTGATTGATAATCATTACAGTTCTTATCACGAACCAGACCCAGATGGATTAGGTGGAGGAGATGAATTAGACCAAGCTATCAAGAAGTTAGCTAAATGGTACGATGCTTTTCCAGTAGCAGATGTTTGTATTGGTAATCACGATAGAATTATATCTCGTAAAGCATTTAGTTCTGGAGTGCCTAAGAGATGGATTAAATCGTTTGGAGAGGTTTTAGAGACTCCTAACTGGAACTTTGACACTAGATTTGTATATGATGGTGTTCAGTACATTCACGGAGAGTCTGGTAGAGCTACTAAGAAAGCTAAAGATGATATGATGAGTACAGTACAAGGGCATAGGCATACTGAAATGTTTACAGAGTTTGTTGTAGGTGCTAATTATAAAGTATTTGGTTGTGCAGTAGGATGTGGTATAGATAGTAAATCATATGCTATGGCTTATGGTAAGAACTTTAAAAAACCAGCTATAGGTTGTGCAGTTGTATTTGGTGGAACACACGCTATTAACGAACCTATGCACCTTTAATGATTCATAAGATAGAATCCCCATTATTCGTAATGCTACCCAGAAAATCTGTAAAGGATAAAAGGGTGGCATTGAATATTAATACCTATAGGAACTTACATCACAGAACAAGTAATGATGCTAAGAAGATGTATCACAAGATTATGAGGTATAACTTAGAAGGTTTGAAGATACAGACTCCAGTAGAGATTACTTATAAAGTATTTAAAGCCTCTAACAGACGCTTAGATAAGATGAATGTAATTAGTATTGTGTCTAAATTCTTATTAGACTCTATTACAGAATATGGTTGCTGGGAGGATGATAATGATGACTATGTTAAAAAGGAAACTATATTACCAACAGAATTAGATAGAGAAAGACCAAGGGTAGAAATAACAATTAAAGAGATATAGATGTTTAAATTATTATCAAAGCAACACAATGATTGGATTAGAATAGCTTATAATCTAACTGAAAATATGGATGAAGCTAAAGATTTGGTTCAAGAAGCGTATTTAGCTGTTCTAGAGGGAGGTAAGTCAATAGAAGAGATAACTTACAAAGACCAGATAAATAGATATTATATGTGGAAATTGATAAGAAGTTTGTTTATAGACAACTTTAGAAAAAAGAACTCTAAGAAGTTTGTCAAGACTTGTGAACTAATAGGAGACGATATTAATACAGACTATACAGACTATGATAACGAGGAGGACTTAGCTTTTGAAACAGTAAGTAAGAGAGTTAAAGACATAACGTCTAAATGGAGAGCTTATGATAGGAAACTATTTGACTTGTATTTTATGAAAGGTCTGTCTTTAAGAAAGATAGCTAACGGAACTGGGATTGGGTTAAACTCTATACATAATTCAGTCAAGAGTTATAGAGAAGCTATAAGAGAAGAGTTATCAGAAGATTTAATGGATTACTTTAACGGAGATTATGATAAGATACTATAAACACAAGAACAACAGTAGTGTTATATGCTCTGTTTACAATGGAGTTGCTAGGTTTGGTAAGTGGGTTTGGAAAGGTAATTACTGTAATGAAGTATATAAACACAAAAACGTAGAAAATGCTTTTTACGAGTCATTTGAAGAAATAAGTATTAAAGAATTTAACAATGTATGGGGTATTAACTTACAAAACGCATAAATTATGAAACAAGATAAATATTATTTAGATTTAGAAGAAAGAGGTTACTATAACACCATAGACAAAAGGTCAAAAGATTATAGAGAGTATAAGCAATGGAAAGCTACTAAGGTAGAGGAAGGTTACAAGTCTCATAAGAAAAGTGTAGATAATCAGTCTAAAGGACTAGGGGATACTATTGCAAAGATAACTAAAGCAACTGGTATAGATAAGGTTGTTAAGTTTATAGCTGGAGAAGATTGTGGATGCGATGAAAGACAATCGAGATTTAATAAGGAGTTTAAATATAAGAATGTAAACTGCTTAAAGGAAGATGATTATTTATTCTTAACTAAATTCTTTAGCAATAGAAGGTCTACTATAAGTTACGATGATAAGACTAGGATTATACTTATCTACAATTATGTTTTTGATACAAATGAGAACCCTAGAACCAGTTGTCCGTCTTGTGTATCCAAGATAGTCAAGAACCTCGAAAGGTATATGAAGAATTATAAGTAATAATTAGCCTAGCAGTAAAATGTTAGGCTTTTTAGTTAAATAAACTTGCGTATGTTAATTATATTTCGTATGTTTGCTTAACAATAACAAATAACAATAATTATGAAGAGAGATTATAGATTTTGGGAACATAACTTAAACCCAATCACAATGCAACCAGACGATAAGAATAACTACAGCTCATCTTGGGATTTAGATGATATGGCTGAGTCTCAACGCAAGAGAGAAGCTATTCAAGAAAGACAAGCTGCTAGAGAAGCTAGAGAGTTATCGAATGCAAGAATTAAAAGAGTAGGTAAGTTTTGGTAGTATTATTTGATGCAGATAGTCTTATCTACGCATCTTGCTTTGATTCTAAATCAGATGAGAAGTGGTTGACGATAGATAAGGCTTACGAGAAGTTTCAAGAAGGACTTGGGAAGATATTTGCTGAACTAGAAGAGCAAGTAGAGGTAGAAAAGTTTATAGTATGTAATGGTTCTAAAGGTAATTTTAGACACGACATATCTAAAGAGTATAAAGCTAATAGAACTGGAGAGAAGCCTCCAATACTAGGTAAGTTACACGATTTAGTTAAAAGGAAGTATAAATCTCATTACGGTATAGGAGTAGAGACAGATGACGTTGTAGCTACCTTATGGAAGAGAGTTTCTGACGAAAGAGGTGTAGATTCTGTTATCATAGTGTCTATAGATAAGGACTATAAGCAATTCCCTTGCTGGTTTTATGATTACCATTACAAAAAGAAAACATTAAGTAAGATATCGGAAGAAGAAGCTACTGTCAACTTTTATACTCAGATGATTGTAGGAGACTCAGCAGACAATATTAAGTATTGTAAAGGCTATGGTAAGGTTTATGCTAGAAAGCTCTTAGAAGACGTTAAAACACCATTCTCAGCTACAAGAAGAGTTTATACTTTATTTAAAAATGTGTATGGAGATGAAGCTAAAGATAAATACAACGAATGCAAATCATTATTGACATTAAAAACAGACTGCAATGATAGAATCAGAATACAAGGAAAATGATTCAGAACTTATAAGAGTTTACTATGATATTTATATGTATAGTCTAGTAATGGATATTATGAGCATAGAGGAGTGTGAGGCTTTCTTGGTTTTTCTTGAGGAGCAAGAGTCTTATTTAGAATGTGCTGGTGTATTTAAAGCTATCGAAAGATATAAAGACATTAAGATATATGATTTACTCAATGGGTAACACATAAACACAGAAAATGCGTTATCTTAATATGAATAGTAAAGAGATAAAGCCAACAGACGGTAGAAAAGGTAATTCCAGAAAGAAATCAATACCTAAGTTACCAGTACCTCCTATCGAAAGGTCTAACAAACCTATGCTTAATCAAGCGAAGAAGAGTAGAAAGAAACAATACGCAAAGAAAGCTGTTAAGAATGTATTTGGCAGCGAGGTTGCTATGTTTGAATCTATAGCTAAGAAAGCTAAAGAAGGTAGTTATAATCACATAAAACTACTTACTGATATGATGTATGAAGAAGATAAGGACAATTCTGGTACAACCATTAAAGCTCCTATCATAAACTTTATAGGCGATAGCGAAATCAGTCAGAAGGTTAAGAAAAAGATTATTGACGTAACACCTAAAGATGAGTAAGCTCAATATACACGAAAAATACATACCACTATTTAAAGAACCTTCTAGATACTTTGTTGTAACTGGGGGTCGTGGTTCTGGTAAGTCATTTAGCATTAACGTATTTCTACTTAACTTAACCTATGAGAAAGGTCATAAGGTTTTGTTCTCACGTTATACAATGATATCAGCACACACTTCTATTATACCAGAATTTATTGAGAAGATTGACTTAATGGGGGTTCAAGATGACTTTAGGATAACTAAGGATGA